CCTTGCAATCCCGTCAATCCTTGAATTCCTTGGACTCCCTGAGTCCCTACCCCAGTCGTCCCCTGAGTTCCTGTTGTTCCTTGGCTACCTATCGTACCTTGGCTACCTATCGTACCTTGACTTCCTGTTGTTCCTTGGCTACCTATCGTACCTTGACTTCCTGTTGTTCCTTGGCTACCCTGTATTCCTTGAAGTCCTATTAAACCTTGAATACTTTGTAATGAAGTTTCAACAATTTCTTTAAAGTTAAGATTACGTGCATCTATTTCAACATAGAAACCTTTCTCAGTACCAAACCCGATTGCCTGTTCAATTTCATATTCTTGGTAAGTTGGATCAGTTACCATTTTACCTGCTTCCGTTGGAGAAAGCCAATAATATTGCCCTACCTCACAAGGGAATATTTCTTTAGGTAAATAACCATTGCTTATGTATTTAAAAATATCTGTATCAACAATTTCTGTAACAATGCCAATAGCTGTTGCGTGTTCAAGTGAATCTGCTTGGGCAAGGTAATATTCAATACCAGAACTATCTTCTACTGCCCTAATTACATCACCTACTTGAAATTGAGTTATTGGGGCTGATTTAAGAACCGCAATATTTAATTGTTCAGCTTCATCTGTTCCCGGTGTTAACGGTTCAATAATATTTGCTGTTTTTGTGGCTTCAGTTATTGCTGGGTATGCTCTTGAATCGTAGATTAATTCAATTAATTCAGCTTCAATATCTCCTGTCCTAAAATTACGGGTATAACTTGAAAAAGTATAATATTTTGATTGAATGATTAAAATATGTTCAAAATCAATTTGGAAAGTACGGTCAATTATAGTACATCGTAAAAAGTTTTTATATTTCATTCTATTATTTAAGATGTAAATAGAATTAATGTCTATAATTTTACGTTCGTCAACACCACCACGCCTGTCCCAATCTTGGGTTAAATATAAAATACCCCCTTTACGCATCATTAAAGCAGCAGAATCCGCTGTACTGACACCATCAAATAATTGTAATTCTTGTTCTAAATCTTCAAACCCATTATTTTCAATGTTTACTTGATAATAAGTTGGTTTAGAATTTACATTTGTGGGATTAAATTCATTACCGGCCCCATCCCATATAGTAATTTCAAAATTACGTAATTGAATACCTAAAGCGTCAAACTGTTGAGAACCACGTAGGGAATCTACAAAAAATTCAACATTATAATCACCTTCTTTTGTAATTAATAAATTAATATGATTTTTTGTATCAAAAGTAATATACTTAGGAACCTGTACTCCGTTTACATCAGGAGAATAAATAGGTGTTCCTAAAGATAAATAAGGACTCCAAAAATTATCTTTTTGTACTCTAATTTTAATATCAGTTTGACTTAACTTACCATCAGATTTAAAAATATTTCCATCCCATTTATTCCAAAACCAACAATAAAACTCTCCTTTAAATCTCAAGTATGTAGTCTTACCATCTTCAGGAACTATATGTATTGCAGTTTTTAATCGCATCCAAGGCTGATCAGTATCTTCGATTAAACACCTTAGAGACCCATCCGCCTGCTCTATACGTGATGCCCAGTGCATTTCTGCATCATTTGAAAATTCCCATACATTTTCCCAATCAGTAAAATCAATACCAACACTTTCACCGGCGTTTGTATTTATAATTGTAGAAGTAATTGATCGTAAAGGATGTATTTTTTGCTGTTCTATATACGGTGTGTATAATTCATTTGAAATATCTTTAAAAATATCAGTTTCTAACGTGCTTGAAGTTGGTGCAATTATATTGTTCCAATCATAAATATGGGTTAATGAATTTGAATTCTTTACTAATTCAAGATGATTTACTATCGTATAATACCCTTTATGTTGAAATAACTTACAATTAAATGTTTTAAGACAGTATTCAATAACATCCCAACATTTAATAGGCTCTATGATTTCTTCATCTTCTTCTACCGTAATATTATAAAACCGTTTAGCATTGCAATAAGATTCAGAAATAGAACAAGTAGTAAGAGTATATCCTGTAAATTCACTTGGAAATGTATTTACTTGAATCTTAAATGGTAAGAATATATTTACGGGTGTGAGTGCATTTTTTATGGCTTCTAATAAGGTAACTTCATCTTTTATTGGGTTTACTCCCGGTAAAGTAAAATCAATATCTTTTAATTCAGCAAGACCATCCGTAGCAGACAATTCAACTTCAATATAAGGCGGGTTAATTTCAAACCTTTTGTACATATTTTCCGGTTTGAGATAGCCTACAAATAACGTTACACCACCTTTAGAAAATTCAACATACCATTCTTTATATTGACTTTCAAACAAATCATCTATTACTGCTATATCAGCACGTGGTACATAAAATTTAAAGACAAGTTCACGCCCTTGGATAAAAGTATGATCCCAACTATTCTTATCACCACCACCATAAGTTAATTGAACAGGATTAGCATCACTATATTTTATTTGATAAGAAGTTGGTAAAAAAACTCCTGACCTGTATATTTGTATAAGATATTCTTCTTCATTAATATCTTTAAACTGATGATACAGTCTATCATATCCTGATGAACTCATTAGAATGAATTTTTATAACGACGTGAAACTTCTTTCATTACATAATAAAGGTCACTACCTTTAGTAACTCCTTCAACAACTACTTTAACTTCCATTTCACGATTCTCAAATTCAGGAAGTTTATGTGGTGGGACTACCATTTCACCAGAACTTAACAATGCAGGGTAAGAATCATTTGGATATCCTGCTGGTACAACACCTCCCATAGCCATTCCTGGAGCCTTTTCTAAATCAGGTCCTTTATCTAATAAAGATTGAGCAGCTGAAGCCAATGTTACAAGGGCCATTCCAGCAACAACAGCACCAACACCTGTCCATCCTATTGCATCTAATGCAATCCTGGCCATTCCAAGCCCAATCATAATCTCACCAAACTGTTTAGCAAAATCAAACATTACTGAAAGAATACCTTTAAAGAGATTACTCATGGCATCTTCTTCTCCGGCAAATACTTTACCCAAACCTTCTCCTATTGTTGTGAATAAACTGGTAAATGAGTTTTGTATCAGGTTAGCAACTTCTCTGGCTGCTTCCATCTTCTTTAACTCTTCTGTACCTACCCGAATACCTTCAATCCACTTTTTTAATGACTCAATATCACCACTTTCAATAATTTTACCAATATCAACATTACTTAATCCTCTCAAATACTTGGTAAACATTGAGATCTTCAAACCATTTGTGTCTGCTATTCCCCCAAGTAAATTTGCTTTTGTCTGAATATCGTCTAATTCATATTGAAACTCTTCACTTGCTTTCTTTATGTTTAATGTTTCTAAAAAAGATTCCCAATTAACTAAACTGCCCATCCCCTCAACACTTGTTTCTCCAGGGGCAAGATTTTTCATTTGTTCTTTGAGATCTTTAATATACTCTATCGTGAACTCTATTTGTGCTGCTGTCTTGTCAAAACTTTTACCAAGATTATTTGCATATATATCTGTGGTTGCTAAATCCTTTGAAAAATCTTGTTGCAGTTTTAAAACCTGTTCAGTAGTACTCTTATAATTGCGGATATCATAATCAAGCTGAGCCCACGTCTTTGAGTTTTCTTCTCCAACATCCTTCATTGCTTCTTTAAACAATTCTGCCCCAGCCGCTACATCTTTTATATTATTATAAACAGTTTCCAAACTTTTAGTTTTGATTGAAAACATATCTTGTCCTTCTAACTCTCTTAACTTCTTTATCGTTGTGTTAAGTAAATTTGCTTGGTCAATAATTGTTTGGTAACTATCTCCTGTTTTTTCACTTTCTTTATTCTGTACATACATTTGAATATTAAAATCTTCAAATACCTTTGCAAGTTCCCCCTGTAACCTTTTAAGTTTTTCTAAGTCAGTTTCTAAATCATCAGGAATGATATCAGGTGGGGCTACACCTGTTATTTGTATTTCTTCGATCCCAAATACTTGATCAGATAATGATGAAATTGTTTCTTGTAACCATGATACACTTGTTTCAAGTGCAGTAACTTTCTTTTGAGTTGCCTCGGCCAACCAATCTGCTTGTTTAAAAAGATTGGTTATTCCTGCAACAGGACCAATTAATGCAAAGGCTGCTAAACTCCTTGGAATAATTACCTTTGCTTTTTCCTTATCGGACAAACCTTCTCCTTGTGCAATCTTATCTTGCAATTCAAGTTGTTCTGCCATTTTCTTAACAATCAGTTGTTCTGCTGCTTGAAGTTTGTACTTCTTTTTCAACATACCCATATAGGTATTAATCATATCAGCAGCCTGACCTGTACGAACTTTTTCCTCAGTTAATCCTTTATTATAGATTTCTTGTAACCTTATGGCTTCTTGTAATGCTTCTTCCCTTTCTGTTTTTGTTCTCTTTTCATCCTTAGAAACTTTAATTAACTTTTCAATTTCTTCCTTTTCAACAATTATACCACCTGTATAAATGGACATTGTTTTATTCAATTCACGTATTGCAACTGCCCTTTGTTCTTCAGAAGATTTATTATTGTCCAATACTCTTTTTAACCTATCAAGGTGAGCTACTTCTTTTGCGACAGAATTATTAACTTCAGTAGATATTTCATTACTAATTTTTTCAACGTCAGTTAATTCTTTTTTCTTCTTAATCAGTAAAGTAAGGACAGTAACCACGGCACCAATTGCTAAAGCTACCCATCCCCAAGGAGTGGCTGCTATTACTTTATTAAGAACCTTTGTTATTGCTACCAATTTTGTTTTATTCCCTGTAACATACGCAATTTGATAAGCCCATGCCAAATAAGCAATTTTTTGAAGATTAATAACGGTAGTTAATAAAGAACCTGCCTTTGTCATTAACCCCATTTGGATTATAACCATTCTAATTACATTCCTCAATGTGGTTAAGGCTAATATAAGTGGTCGTATTGTTACCGTTATTAAAAGGTTAAGGATTAACAATAGAGGGCCTACGGCAGCGGTAAATCCTAATACCTTTATAATTAATTCTTGTGTAGGTTTACTCAATCCTGTAAACCAATTTCCAAGGTCTCTAATCTTTCTTGTTATATTTACAATCGTAGGTAAAAGCATTTCCATAATTGCCTCACCAAATTTAATTAATGTTGCTTTAGCCTCTGCCATCGCAGCATTAAATTTGAATTTGGTAGTTTGGGAAATGATTTCAAAAGCAGCTGCTGTCGCACCTAATGAATTCTTTGTATCATTAAATACCCCAATCGTTTCTTCCAGATTAGCACCAAGCAATGAAGTTACACCCATGAACGCACGTATATTTGGAAATATTTGTCCTAAGGCTTCCTCATTCGTCCCAATCTTTTCTTGAAGCATTTGCAAGGTATCTATCAATCCATCACTTCGCAAAGAATTTCTGACATCTTGTGCTGTTAATCCAAATTGTGCTAATCCTTTCTTTACTTGATTTGTTGGTTTAAGAAGAGTAAATAATGTTTGACGTAAATACGTGGAAGCATTTGCCGCAGGAATACCATATCGTGTCATCGCCGCAATAGCACCTCCAACTTGATCAAAATGTACTCCTAATTTAGCAGCAACAGGAATAACGGTTGCAAATGCTTTTACGAGCTCAGCCGGTTCTCCTTTGCCTTCCCTTACAGCAACAGTTAATATGTCCGCAGCTTGAGCCGCTGTGATATTGGCTTTCCCATAGGCATTTATAGCAGATGTTACAATATTAGCAATATCCTTTGTTTCACCTAATCCAGCTGACGCTGCCATTGCAGAAGTTTTCATTACTTCCATTGCTTCTGCTGATTTGAAACCAGAGGAAGTTACAAAATATAAGGCTTCCGCTAATTCTTGTGGTGCTTTACCGAAACTGGAAGCCATTTCCAAAATTTGGTTTCCCCACTCTTGTACCGTGGCCCCTGAAATACCTACTAAACCTTCAATCTTAGCAAGTTCATATTCAAAATCAGCAAATGTCTTTACCGCAGCAATTCCTAATAGAGTCACAGGTAAGGTTACGTATTGTGTCAATGTGCGACCAAACGTAACCATACCTTGCTCTAAAGTCTTAAAAGCAGATTGAGTGTGAGTCATTGCGGTTTGTAACCTTCGCAAGTCGTGTTGTGCTGCCGTCAATCCAGCGGTATTAGCACCAATTATAACCATTAAAGAACCTAAACTACTCATATCTTTCTTCTTTTAACTTGTGAAGATTGTTCTGTTTTTTTATTCTGTGATGCTGCTAAACCAAGAAGAATATTTTTCATTTCTTCAACACTTTGTTGTTTGGATTCAGTTTTTGCTCCTGTATCCCATTGAAGTAGAAAATCATCTATCTTAGTCATTTTAGATCCTTTCTTTCCATAGGCTTGTATCATCAAATTTGAGATTATTGAAGCCATGTAAGAAAACTTAAAATCATTTCTCCATTCACCCACTGGGTCGATATTGTTGTATGCCTCCCATTCTGCTAATTGTTTTGCGGTTAATTGTTCCAACAATCGGTCAGGATGGATAATCCCTAATTCTCTACAGAGTCTGAATTGGAACTGTCTTTCAGGTCTGTTTCTGAGTTTTTTAAGATTTCCTCCTTATCTGCGGTAGTAATTGCATTTAACCTTTGTGCAGTTTCCACAATCTTTTCCAAATTAGAAGCACTCATCATTTTACTGAGATTTTTTACATCCCCTGGTTCAAACACAAGATCTCCCTTTTCATCACAAACGGTAACAACTGCTAACTTTGCACGGAAATCTTCAAGTGTGGTTTCATACGTCATTGTACGATTCCGGTCACCACTTGGTTTTTGTTTTAACATGGACTGTTCCCAAATATCTTTTTCGTGTCCGGTCATTTCACGTACATACACAAAACCTTTGGACAATTCAACTTTTTCAATTTTTAAATCATCCCGCTGTAAAAGCATTTCTTTTGTTAAAAATACTGATTTTTTCATTTGATTAATTTTTAAAGAATTTATAAACTGATAAAAATAACACTTGATTAGTGATATTAAGATTAAGTAGATGAACCACTACCGGAATTAACTGTAACTCTACCGGAAACTTTGATAGTTACATTAGCGGTGATTTTATCATCCGTAGGAATTTCCAACGGTAATTCAGTCACATACCCACAGAATTCAAATGATGTGTTCACATCATCGGGAAGAACAATTTCATAGTAATGAGGGTCATCATCCTCAAAATCCGACAACATCTTATCGTAAGATGTGCGGGTAAAGTTCATAGTCAACGAAACGGTTCCACCGTCACGAAAACCAGTAATAAACTCACGGAAACCTCCGGTAGAATCAAGAGAAGTTACATCAATAAAATCCCTTGTCATAGAGGGTCCAGAAATACTGTTAACTTCAGCGATCTTTTCCCATACAGAACCAGACCAACGTTGAAAAACAGTTCCTACACCTGAAATAGCATTACTACTTCCTACTGCACAACCCATAATAATTTACCTCCTTTGTAAATAGAAATTAATAATAAAACGAACCCTTTGATTCTTGTCATAGTCCAAAAGAGCCGGACCACTTGAACAACGAATTAAGGTATATAGAGCACCATTCCACGTCTCATTTGCCCGGCCGTGAAGAATGTTCTTTATATTGGTAATCACATCCCAACCTTCCAAATACTCATTAGCACGTACACGTATTTGAATAGTCGGGTATTCGTAGACTTCGTTTCTATCTAAAGTTAATTGTGGAGCCATTATACCTGTCTCAAATATAGAAATAACATTTTGTGGTTCCGCAGGTTCTTTTCCTACGTGAATAGGAAATAGTTCCAACACACAAGATGAATCCTCTTGAGCAAAATACTCAAGCATTTCTTTAATATCTACTGAAGGTGCATTCATAATTTTATTATTTTACACTTGCTTCATCTGCGATAATATCTAACATCTCTTTTTTATCTGTATCCAAATGTATTTCAAACCATTTAGCACGAGAACCTTGTCTTGTCCATTTTACAACTCCATACGGTGGTTGTGTCATTTCATGAACATAAGCTGCATAATTTGCCGTATAACCAATTTTAATCTGTGGATTCTCTGGACTGTTATTATGATCCACCACTCTCCAAGAATTACGTAAAACACCAGTATCAACAGGAACCAAAGGTTCATAAGTTTCCATATTATATTGAAGTTTAGCGGCGGCCATTTTTAATCCAGCAACTGTTCGTTTCTTCATATTGGAAATCTCACGATTAAGATTATCCCTAACCTGACGCATTCCAGCAAGACGCATATAAACACCAGCACGATTATTCATTCGTGCTATATTTGTTCCAGGAAAATAATTTACAGCCATTTTACAGATTTATTTACCTTGATCATACAACCAAGCAGTCCTTACAAATTCATCAGTTTTACGTACCATAGGAATTCTATCAAACCTATGTATAATGTATGCGGCTGGAATCTCTTTTGGTTTACTTGTATCATACCCACTTAAACTTGCAAGAGTACCACGATACAAATATCCTTGCAAATCTAAATCCTGTAAGACAAGAACACTTGCTTTAGACAACAACAAGTTTCCTGGAAACCCAGTACTAAACCAACCTATATCCACTTCGCTCTTTTCTTCCCAACGACATTTAATTTCTACAGGTGTGTCAAAGGTAAACCCACCGTACCCATCATTTTGTGGATTCCCCCAATAAACGGCTGTTTCGACACAGAACCGTTTTGCTACCTTTTCAATTCCTTTACCAGACGGAGTCGTTAGTGCCATTTTTAATCAAAATTAGGTATTGCTTTCATCCAAGCAAAAGATTTACCTTTTGCTATTGCATTTAACGTACCGGAACTATCTAATGTTACAGCCATCTGTCCATAAGTCGTTCCTAACAAACCTTCTCCCCATTTACCAGCCCATTCAATCATTGCAGTACCAGCCTGTTCCTTTTTAGATTGTCTTTCACGTGTTGAGACAATCATATGGGCAGACATCCACATTTCTATTTCTGCAAGTAACGCATCGCTCAATCCTTTTGCACCGAGAGCAGCAGTTACAAAAACATTAGCACTATTGATATAATCTTCGATAACATCTTCATCTAAATCTGTATCATCCAGGATATTTATTACATCATCGATAGTTGTTCTCATACCATTACCTCCCTACTTTTGTTTAATAAAGGATCAATTATACTTGGAATTGCATTATTCCACCGTAAACCAAGCCATTCTATTGTTTCATATATTTGTTTGTAATCTCCTGTAACCATTCTTTCAGGCCATATAATACGGCAATTCAAACCAGCTTCGATCATTTGTACAAAACGTTTTTCATACTGGTGTACCCACCATAACCACGCTTGTCCTTCGTTTTCAAAAAGAAACTCGCTACGAATAACGGGGTCTTTAAAAATACGCATATACCCGGTTTTAATACAAGACTGAATAACATCTCCGGTACGACGGCGAACAATCAACCACTTTGCGTCAGGATAAGCATAGTTCCAAACAGGCCATAAACGGGTCAAACCACTATGCTTAACCATCCAAGGCTTTCCTAAGCCTTTTTGGGCTACCAAAACCCCGTTAATACTTTTACCCCAATTAACCGGAATTTGTAACGTATCAACGTCTGGTAGCCCGATAGGGCTTAAATCTAACAACTTGTTATTAAACCCTACGATAGTTTGGTTTTCAAACATATTATTGCAATAGCCCGACCATACACCACAAAGATCAAGTATTTTTGCAATCAACGTACTACCTGAACGTTCAACTCCTGTTATTAAAATTGGGTTATTTCTCATTGTACGTAATATTTATAATCATCACCAAGCAATTCTTTTAATGTTCTAAGGTCGGAATCAAGTGTAACATTATTCATACGGTGTCCTATACCAATTCCAGCCCTTCCCGGTAAACCTTTAATACCTACCGATAAAGGTTCACCGTCAAATACAAATTTATTAATAGAACGCCTAAAAAATTCAATATCAATAAACCTATTGGTTAAACAGGTTTCAAGAATATCTAAAGCATTTATGGTAAAACACGTTTGAAATAAACTTGCATGATTTTTATTAAAATTATTCTTATAAACTAAACGATTAACATCATAATAAATTGTATTACCTTGTCCTACAAGATCGTAAGAACCTAAACGATTTAATGTTTCTTCAATATAAGTAGGCTTGTAATAATCATCATCTTCGATTACAAAAATAGCATCAATCCAACTACGTGAGAAATGACGAATAACATTTATAGCTACCGCAAGATTTCTACCCTGCGTGTTCATACCAAGTGACCACGAAGGAACAGGATATTTTTTTATAATAGTCCAATTATCACGAAATGTATCAGTAAGTGAATCGGTAGTCGTAGGAAAACAATCGTCAATAACAATCCAAAAAACCCTACCTGAATAAGTTTGGTTTTTCATCCATTGCATACACAATTCAAATTGTTTTGGACGACCTCCTGTCGGTGTAATTAAAACTATCATTAGTTATGAATAAATAAAGGTTTTTCAATTTTAATTGACTGCATACCATTATTATCTGATATTCTCTTACATTCCTCTATATAAATTCCATCCGCATTGTGTACAATTTCATTAAAACCTGCTTTTTTCGCTACACTTGCAAGCACAATAAAAGAACCACAATCTATCTTATTTTTTATTAATCTTGTATTTAGTATTGAATATTTTAAATAAGAATGAACCATATTACAATAAACAATCCCAACTGGTTTTCCTACCGTTTCTTTCAACATATATTCTACAAACACAGGAACATAATAATTATCTTCATTAGTTATTAGAATATAATCAGTATCTTTTACAACAATAGAATTCAATAATAAATTTCGATTAGGATGACCATAATGACCGTTTACTTTTTTGGTTTCTTGAAACATTACACGGTTATCCTTACAATTAGAAATAACGGTTTTAATTTCATTAGTAGCAGGCCCATCGTGTACAAAATGCAAAACCCAATTAGGATTTGTCTGTAATAAGAAACTATTTATAAATAATCCTAATTCTAATGCTTTTTTATATACCGTACAGATTATATGTAATTTTCTTTCAGTATTTTCATAATATGCTTTTGGATAAAGTAATTCATAATGACTTTGATGTGCTCTTAATTTTTCCTTATCATTCATTCGTGAATTATGAAACTCATAAACTTTTACATTTGGATTAGAGCCTATCCAAAATTCTCTGTATAAACGATAAGGATGATTTAAATAATCTATTTTTAAGGTATTGATATATTTTGCCGTAGCCCACCAAAAAGTCCCTGAAAAATGAGGAAAATAACCCACATCAGTATCAGAATTCCACAGTACACCGCAACAATCATACCCTTCATTTAATTTTGTAACACAATCTTGCCAACGTTCAATATTGAAATATTCCATATACCTACGCCAATCTTGTGTAGCTTGATTATACTTTGTAATACCTTTGGCATGAAAATATAAAACGTAATCATCTGGGTTATTCTTACAATACTCTTTTAAATGAAGCATTGTACTCCGTTCCTCATCATTTACAGAATACTGTATTATCTCAACCTTGTTAGAAATGCTCCAAAAATATTTTAACCAACTTATACCATCTTTAGGACTTGCATTTGTTTCTTCGTATGCTCCTATATAAAGTTTATCACAAGCTTCAAACAATTTAGAACTTACTAAAAGTCTAAATGTTTCAGACATTATAGAAGCATAGTTGTTTCCATAGATGTAAGCGTGATAAAACAATACAAGTTTCATAAAATTTTAATATCAGGAAACATTATAACAAACTTACCATCATATTGTCCTTTCAAAGATTCAATAATATAATCCTTGAAATTGTGTGCAAGAATAATCATATAGTCAATCTTTGTGTGTTTTAAAGCATTGCGATCAACTACTTGAATACCAGTTCCCGGAACAAATTTGCCTTGTTTGAATGGTGTATCATCAACAATGAATTGAATACTGTTGTAATCCAATCCACAAGTATTCAGGAAAACACAACCTTTGGCAGCAGCACCAAAACAAGCAACCGTATTACCCTGATCAATTAAGTTTTCAACAAAATCTTTAAAATCCTGTATTTTCTCGGTTGTACGTTTCCCCCATTTGACGTAATATTCTTCGGTCAAAGTCTTTTCAAGATTAAGAAACGATTTTATTGTATTGTCAGGTTGACGAAGTGAAGATTTCTTTACCATAAGCACCCGTAATGTTCCTGCGTGCATATCGTGATATGAAACGTTAATTACCTTCAAACCTTCCTGTTCTGCAATATCTACAATATTTTGTAAGCAGAAATAGAATACGTGTTCGTGATAAATCTGATCATAATTGTCATTAGCAAGGGTTGTAAGTATGTAAGGAAATTCCAAGCACCAAACACCTTCACTTGCTAAATTACGACGAACACCCTGTACAAACGAACGTATTGGCTCAGTATGTTGAAATACATTGGTTGAGGTAATCAATTTCGCTTTATACGATAACGTAGTATTGTGTCCAAAATATTCATTAACATACTCAATGCCAGCGTCACGATTAACGCCAATAAAACTACGACTACAATCAACATTAACGTAATGAAGATTACGATTTTCTTTACGAAATTCTTTAAGTAAACTACCATCATTACCTCCAATATCAAGTACCAAATCTTTATCTTTAAAATCAACTATACGAGAAAGGTAATCATACATTTCGGAACAATGGTCAAGATACGGTTTATTTACACCTGATTGGTAAAGGTAATGTAAGAATAAATTGTCTTTATTGACAATACCCGTCAAACAAGTAACTTTACTTTCAGGAAAAAATTGTACGGCTAACGGAAAACGTTCACAATTTAAAGAATCCTTACGTGTTTCACAAAGATTATTTACCAACGGTATTTTCCCAAGATTAAGGAATTCTACCGATTTGGTACTGTCGCTTATAGGACAACGTTCAATTTTCATTTGGTTAATGCCTCCTGTAACGTTAATTTAGGAAATTCATTTATAGCACTTTGAGGATTTACATTATAAATTTCAACCCCCATTGTTTTTGCATCACGAGCAATAGCAGGAAACCCTTGCAAATGCCTTTGAAAAGGCAAATTTCTTGGGTTTTTAGGTTTGCCATTTCCATTATATATACTATGAAAATGTTGTGTATTCTGCTCGTCTAACCGCATATCAAACCCCAAAAGAAATATACGTTTTGCTCCTGTATGAACGGCTACACTTAAAGCAGCAGCACCACTATTCTTATTCCAACTTACATTATTTGGACTTGGTGATATTCCAAATGGATGGGCAGGATTTTTATGTAAAAATTTTACCCAAGGAAACTTTTCAACTCCGTTGGTACAACTTATCTTAATGCCGGGAAACTTAAACAACCCTTCTTTATGGGCAACAAAAAAGCCATTATCGCCGAAAAATACCATATCAATCCATGTGCCAATCATATAAGCAACATTAATACCAATAACGTGCTTTTTATGAATTGCTTCCATAAAAGGAGAATAAAGGGAAAGTGGCTGTTTTCCAATAACTACATCATTAACCACATTAACAGACACCCCGAATTGTTTAGTTATGGATGGGCCTCCCCCTATAACCCAAACATCACCACCTTCCCATATTTTCGGTACAGACCAAACCATTTTACAATACGTTTAAAAGTTTTTCAGCTTCTATACGTATCATTGGTTTTTCATTCAAAACTTTACCCTGACCGTCAACAATATTCCACGTATTAGTACCTTCAATTTCTACAATAGAATAATTTGAAGATTTTTTAACATTAAGCAACGGATCTTCAGGTAATCCTTCAACAGGAACAACAACGTCACGAAATGCTTTTGGTATTTCTTCAACCGTAGCCATAAACGTTTGTCCCGGTTTAATATACCGATTATTCAAAATAAAAGAACCATTCCCTATCTTCTTCCAACGAATAGGCTTTGGAGCAAGAGGATCCAATTCAACAAGTTCTTTTGCTTTTTCCTCTTTAAGTTCAACTTTAGGTTCAATCGGTACAATTTCTTCCAAAGGTTTTTCTACAAAACCTTCTTTTAATAGTGATTCTTCGGTAGTTTCAGTAACTACATTTTTTCTTACTCTTGTTGCCATTTTCTTATTTTTTAAAAAATCACTTGATTAGTGAAAAGCAATCAACTAAGACATATGAATAATCCCGGTACGTCCGTTGTAATCAGAACGAATCTGCGGAACCTGAATCGAAAGAACTTTGTATTTGTTGACAAAATTTCCTTCGGTAGACCACTGAACGTTGGTAAGACCCATACCACGAACAATACGAACGACATCGGTAGTCGTCTGAACCAACAGCACGTTGCTTGAAGCCAAACGGTCAATAACCTTGATAGCCTGAATTCCTGCAATCTTCATAATCCTTTCACGGATCGTGGTTCCAGGAGTAGTAGCATCGTAGTCATTGTCAAGACGTGTTTCATAGTTCGTCGGAATGTACAGTACCCAAGGCCCGTAGAAATAATTGTTGATCGAAGCCTGTTTCATGGCAAGGACACTTTCAACAATCTTAGCCCCGGTAGTAGCAGTATTAGCCCAATCACCATAAGTAGCAAGAGATACCAATTCACGGTCAGGATAATTAACAAGGCTATAAATAGAACCTCCACCAAACGAATAAGTGGTATTGGTAAACAACATATCTTCAAACTTCTCGGCTACACGACGGGCGGCACGTTCAGCAGAAGTAGTATCAAGGGCATTACCAAGACTACGACTTGCAGCCAACACACGGGTATTGATTTCGTAATCCACATGAACAATAGGAATCGGCAAATAAGTCGTTCCAAAAACCGGCCTGTCACCTTTGCTACGGGAAACGCCATCCATTGTCATTTCGGCTTCCATAGCATCGGATACGGTATGCGATTCAAGAACCGTAGTACCCATTGCATTTCCAAGATTGTAAACCAACCCACGACTAATAAGATCGTTAAATCCGGTCAAACGCTGTTCGGCAACACCAAGAATAGCGGCATCAAGTGCCTGCCATTCTTCACGACGAAGTACAGCTTCGGTATTAACCTTAATCGTACCAAAATTTTCAGGTTTCTTAGGATCACCTCCTTTAAAAACTGAAATGTAAGAACCAACATTACCATCTTCATCCATAGCAAGGTACGGACGCATACGATGAGGATTCAACTGATTGGATTGGAATTTGACGGCAACCTCACCTTGTGCAGTTCCGTATCCAATTAAATCGACATTAGTTTCCATAAAATAATTTCCTCCAACCTTTTAGTTAATCCTTACAATAATACGACCTGAAGGGTCTTCTCCGGTAGAACCCGACATATCAACAGCCTCAACAACTTGACCAATAGGATTGGTTGTACTGACTTTAAGTTTCCCATCGCCATTACTTGCAACCCAATTCCCAATTACAGCCGTTTCTCCATCGGCCAACAGAGCGTAAACCATATCTCCATGACCAGGAAGCCAACATTGGACTTTCTCATCGGCAGCAAAATTGACATCAATTCCACGCCCCTGAAGTTCATCTTCGAGAGCAAACATTGCAAGTGCTACACCCGTAGGTGTTGAATGAGGCTGTACCTTTCCGGCACTCGTTACCTCAATCAACATTCCCGGTGTGATAGCACCAACAGCAGCGTATTCTTCAATAACATCCGCATACTTTTTAATCTTAATGGTGTGTTTCGCCATTTTTAAAACCTCCTTTTATTAATTAATTTATTGAATAGGCAACATCAAAGGTTCAATCTTACTTTTTTCTGTCGTAGCACCACGAAGCCCGTTCACAGAATAATCGTGCATTTCACCTTTCTTAATAACTGATTTTTCCAGTTTCTGTAATGTATTTAAAGACATTACATTCAGTTCATCTTCACTCCAAGTATCCTTTTCAGTATTAGCTTGGATAGAAGCAATTAGGGCATCTTTTCTTTCCTTAAAAGTAGCAAGACCAAGATTTACTTCGGCTCTTACATTTTCAGGAAGAATATTCAGGTAATCGTCCAAACCTTTTGCATTAGTCTGAATCACTTTAACAGCATCCTCTACAGAAGGTACGGTAACATTCACCTGCATTTTTTTCGGTACAAGTTTATCTAACTTGTCTTCGGTAAGTGCTTCCAACCATTCCCTATCTGTTTCGTCAAAATGAGTAGATTCGTGTGCAATTAGTTCGTTGACCCTTTCTTTACACGGTTCACACATTTCTTCTTCTTTTTCGTTGTTTACTTGAATGTATTCAATTTTTCGCGTAACTTTCACAGGTTCCCCTGTCAGTTCAATAGTTCCATCAGCATTTGTTTGATATGTTTGTTTGTACAATTCCGATTTTCCATCTTCAGTCCTTTTGTTATAAACAAGATACCCATCATATGCTTCTTCCAAATAGTAGTACACACCTTGTGTGTCCATGCTACTCAGCATATTATAGATACGGTTCATAATTGCAGAAAAACCTTCTTGGTTAATCGTGATTGGTACAACAGCAAAACCTTCTTTATTCAAATGCTTTAACATTTCTGAATTCACTGTTACTACATCCACATTTGTACCTCCCTCTTTTTTATTATTAACTCTCAAACCACACCCATCTTTCACTGAACACGCACCAACCTCTCCGGGCAGAAGAGCGAGATGATCCGGTCTATGATTATGAGCTATTCTTTCGTACGTCTCTCCATTCCATTCACCTTCTTTTTCTTCAGTATCTGTAAAGACACCTATACTAACTTCCATTATATGTCCGTTTTGTATGTCTTGTACAATTTCAGGTGAAACTTCATTTAATCGTTCACAATTAAGTTTCAGTGTAGCGGTTAGTTTATTGTCCTTCATTACTGCTTCAGATACATAACCAACCACATACTGTTCTTTTATTCCATCCTCATGTACTGAAACAAATTCATCACCAATTACAGGATGATGTATTGTTACAGGAACATTCTGCCAAAGTTCTACAGAATTAGATAACTCTTGAGATGAATGGTAAGTTCTCCCACCACTACCATTATGTACCCCTTCAACCATCATCACAACAGGAACAACATAATGAGGAACTTCGTTAATTACCTCAAGTAAAGGTGTGTAACTTTTCAATGCAAAGTTCACACATATTTCCATATTTGCAATTTCAGACATTATTTTCCTTTTTTAACAACGATTGGTAAAGCAATACAACGGCATTGAGGATGAGCTGGTATCATACCTTCTACCTCATCCAAGGTAAATCTCTTACCATTATTTGAAGCACAAATAGGACAAACACGGTCATCATTGGTAGATCTCCATTCTGCAATAATATACACACCATCAATCCCCCAATTTCTAAACTCATTAATCATTGCTAAATGGTGGGCACGGATTAATTCTGTCCTTACCATGATTTCGGCTCTACGCATTGCTGGTATAAATCTTCCCAAACTATCCGTAATTCCTAAATCACCAACACCAGCCCCATTAATTACAGAAACAAGTTTCTTTGCAAGAACTTTAGCACCATCTCCATCAGCCAATCCTTGTGCAAGAACACGGCTAATAAGTTGGCTCATTTGTGAGGTAATCCCTTTCAACTCAGAATAAGCACGTACATACACAAGGGCTAAGGCATCAATCTGTAATGGTACAAATAGATCTGTGAAAGAGATATCATAACCGGACTTTTCTAATTCTGATTGAGCACGTGACCTACCTCTTTTGTAACTGTCCGTTACATATTTACCCCACCATGTCTTAAAATAAGCAGGACCAGATTGTCCAAGATCTTCTACGGTTATGATACCCTTTTCAATTTGTTCTTCCAACCATTTACGAAATTCCTCAACCTTTTCCGCATTACTTAAAAATTGGTATGTCCTTTCTCCTGGTTCAACAAATGTATGAATGTCTTTTAAACCGAAAACATCTTCTGTGTCAACCAACTTCTTAATCTTACCCACAAGTTCACGAAACCTACGATTACTTTCAGACACAGCCCTATTACGCAGAACCGTAGTCCTTGTAGGATCATACCTATTGGAAAGATTAGATTTTGAAGAAGTATTTACACAAAGCTCACACATTTTTCTTTCTATTACACAAAGTTAATATTTTTTGTAATGACAACCTAATTTTTTAAAACATTTATTTTTTGGCTTATTCGTATCTCCTATAACCAAGTAATTCCGTACCGGGATATTTTGAAATCCGAACCTCATCGGATTGATTGCCTCCCAAAACCCAAACATAGAAACCGTCATTCTTAACATAAAAACCAACGTGCCCTTGCCACCCCAAAGTACCACGTTTGAATACAGCAATATCCCCAATTTCGGGAACCATAACTTTCTTACCCCAACCAAGCCAACTACGTGCGGCAAGATTTTTAGTAATAGGTAATCCGGCTTTCATAACACACCAATTTACAAAGGCAGAACACCAAGGCACTTCATCCTCTTTAATTTCAGGAAAACCAATTTCACTAAAATATTTTAGGATAACACTATTTTCACCACCACGACGTTCTTTTTCACCGTATTGGCTTAAAGCAATTTCCCAAGCGAGTTTTTGTTTCGTATTCATAATATTTCACAATTACACATTAGTATAACAATAACAGCAACATAAACAATTCCTATACAAGCAAAGAATATTTTCTCACGCTGTAACATTTCATTTTAAAAATTTCTCCAGAAAGATTTCTACAATTATCATTATAATAGGTACAACAACATATACCCGTGTTTCAAGACGTATGAACTTCTCTTTCAAATCATCATACTTCTCTTGAAGTCTGTCGTGTTTCTGACAATTCTCCTTGACTTTTTCTTCAAGGTTTTCCTGATCAGTACTCATCTCAATAGCCCACTCCTTCCATGTTTTAGGCGACTTGTCATCATTACTCATTTCTCCTTTGGTATTGTCATAGCTATGATCTGACAGGGTTTGCTACCGATTACAGCCATGTGTTTTACTCCTTTAGGTATCACCTTCATTCCCTTCTCCTCTATCTTCACCTGTGAACCATCCTCCATAATTAATAACATCTGTCCTTCCAAACAAACTATAACTTCAATAGATTCTTCCCCATGTGAATGCCATGAAACTTCTGTTTCTCTTGAGAACTTCGTATGAAATATCTCACAATTACGATGATCCAATAAGTTAAATGACATCATCTTCCCCTTTAATACCTCCCATTCTACTATACCGTGAAAGTCCCCAGGTTCTGCAAATGTCATGAAGCCTGTTGGAGCCTCAGGTAAATCCCTTAGTCTTTCTCTTACTTGTTCTTCTGTCATACACATTTTATAATAGTTTTAATTATTGTTATATCTCACATCAGTCCAAAGGTGAATTATTTATAGGGTTCCCAATAACGATTGTAAGGAACATCTCCATCAGGCTTAGTTGTGTTTGCATTTATCTTGCTTCTCCATAACTGACCATTGATGTCAGGATAATGCACAATTTCCCCAATTTTATAAGCATGTAATCCTTTATCTAACTGTGTCGTTACTATCTTTAAATCTTTTACTGTTGTTACCATAGCCTATTTG